AAAAATAGTTGCAGATGTGTGTTGACTCGGTGGCATAATATGATAATATCCCACCGTAACAACAGAAAGGGGTAGCGATGAAGTGCAAGTGTAAGCGGTGCGGGCATGAGTGGCAGACGCGGGCACCGGGGATGCCGCAGGCCTGCCCAGCGTGCAAAACATACCGGTGGATGGAACCGAAGCGGAAGGGGGCGAAGTGAAGGAAGAATCAACTGCGTTGACCGTTGCCGAGAAATCTCAACTCGCCGAAAGCGAAGCGATTATCGCAAGCGGACTCGTGACGTTCGCGGACGTGGGCAGGGAGTTGTTGCGGATACGCGACGGAAAGCTCTACAAGGACGGGTCGACCACCTTCGATGCGTACTGCAAGGCGCGGTGGGATATGGGAAAGGCTTATGCAAACCGGCTTATTGAGGCTTCCGGAGTTGTTGAGTCTTTGGCGCCCATGGGCGCCAAACCAACAAACGAACGGCAGGCCCGCGCGCTGGCGTCCGTGCCGATGGAGGAACGGCAGGGAGTGTGGGAGGCGGTTACGGAGCGAGCCAAGGAAGCTGGGCGGCCCGTGACTGCGGCGGACGTGAAGAAGGAAATCAAAGCCAAGGAACCGAAGAAACAGAACCGGCCAAAAACGGCCGAAGAAGAAGAGGAGATGTACCCGGGGAAAGTTCCGGACGCACCGAAGAAACCAAAGAGCAAGGGAGTCGGAGTGAGGTGCGCGGCGGAAGCTATGGCAGCCATGCAGAAGATCCCTCCGAACGATGGACTGCGAGCGGATGCGTGGAAAATGATGCGGCAGTGGTTGGACGATAACGAATGAGAGGAATGCAGATGAGCAAGAACAACGAAACGTGGACAAAGAACTTCGAGATGTTCAGTCTCGACGAAGAGAACCGTCCGCATGAACCCGGAAAGCACAAGGCGCTTTACCGGAGCCTGGAGGAAAACGGATATGACGGAGCCCGCCCGATTGTCTGCGCTAGGCGCAAGGGGCGGTTGTTCATCGTGGATGGCCAGCATCGGTATCACTGGTGCCGCGAACACGGAGTTGCATTCACTTATACCGTGAGTGAGTTTGCGGCGCCGAGAGACTTCAACGCGGTTGAAGTGCCGTGGTCGATGGACAACTGGATCAGCAGTCACGTAGCGGCGGGAAACGTGGCGGTTACGGAGCTCGACGAGTTCCGGAAAGAATACGGACTGCCTCCGACCGTGTGCGAGATGCTGCTTGCCGGGCGCTGCGGTACGGCGCAGGGAAAGACGATCAAGGAAGGCACGGTCGAAATCAAGGACAGGGTATATGCGCACAACGTGGCAAGAACCGTCTGTGCGATTCACGAGGGGTTCAGATACGCCAAGGAGATGCTTTTCATTACGGCAGTTGCGCGGTGTTGCCGCGTTCCGGAGTTTGTACCGAACAAGCTCATTGAGAAAGCACGAACGTGGCCGGGTGAGTTGTCCAGGCAGGCCACGCTGGAGCAGTACGGAGTCATGATAAACGCGCTGTACAATCGAGACGTTAAGGGGAAGCGCATCCCGCTGAAGTTTCTTGCCGATGAGGCAATGAGGAAACGCAACCGAGGGATCAAACACAAGTAGCGGCATCTTCATCAACCGCACCGAGCCCCAGTCGGAGCAATCCGGCTGGGGCTTTCCTTTTTCGGCCATATCTGGCGTCTGCCCCCCTTGACACCCCGCCCCGCCCCGTGAAAACATAGACGCGTTCAGGAACGGATAGCCCGCGCCGGGCTAATCACCGGGCGCGGACAGCGTATAACGAGAATGAGCCTCGAAGCCTTGCAAGGCGCTTCGGGCTTTTTGCGTTTCGCGGGCCAGCCGTTCCGATGGAGGCGACATCATGGCGTTGACGCTTGAGGCGGTGGAGACGGCAATCGGCAAGATAGCATCCGGGGCGCAAAGCTGGATGGTCGACGGCATCCAATACACCAAGGCGAACCTCGCCACGCTCATGCAACTCCGCCGCGACCTGAAGGACGAAGAGGCCACAGCCGGGCACAGCCAATATGGATTTGGCATCCGCCCCATGAAACCCCCGGAGCACTGACTGAATGGCGACAGCCCGCAAACCCACGCGCAAGGTGTTCGACTCCGAGGCCGTGAGCCAACGCACGATCCGGGCGTCATACGACATCGCCCGCACCACGTCGGAAAACGAAAACCTCTGGAAATACGTCGACGCCCTGTCAGCCGCCGACGCCAATTCGCCGGCCATCCGGCGCACGATCCGCAACCGGGCGCGCTACGAGGTCGCGAACAACAGCTACGCCGACGGGATAATTGACACCCTCGCCGCTGACACCATCGGGCCTGAGGCGCAGATTCAACTCGGCGACTCCGACCTTGCCCAGAATACCGAGCGCGAGTTCGAGGCGTGGGCTCGGGCCGTCCGGTTGTGGGAGAAGGTCCGCGGGATGCGCCGGGCGAAGGCCGTAGACGGCGAGGCGTTCGGGATGCTCGTGACGAATCCGCGTGTTGCGCACCGGGTCAAGTTGGACATCCGGCTGATCGAATGCGACATGATCGAATCCTGGGCCAGCATCATCCGGTCGAATGAGATCGACGGCATACGATTTGACGACGATCTGAACCCGGTCGCGTACCGGCTGTTGAAGCAGCATCCCGGAGACTACCGGCAGGCGTTGCTGTCCAAGGCTGGCGAGTGGATAAACGCCGAATTTATGCTGCACTATTACACCGCACTGAGACCAGGACAGGTCCGCGGCGTTTCCGAGATGACCCCGTCGCTGGCGCTGTTCGGGGAGTTGAGGCTTTACACCAAGGCCGTAATCATGGCTGCCTCGCGTGCCGCAGAAATCGCCGGGGTACTGAAAACAACTCTGGTCCCGGAGAAGATCGCTGCCGAACTGTCCGACCCGATCACCGTCATCCAGGCCGTGCGCAACGCGCTGGTTTCGCTCCCCGAGGGGTGGGAGATGGAAGCCTTCCGGTCTGAGCAGCCGACGACGACCTACCCCATGTTCAAGCGCGAAATCATCAACGAGATGGCGCGCTGCTTTTCGATGCCGTTCAACATCGCCGCGTGCGATTCCTCCTCTTACAACTACGCCAGCGGGCGCCTTGACCACCAGACCTATGACAGAGGCATCGAGGTCGAGCGGTCAGAGATACGCTCCGCCGTTCTCGACCGCGTCTGGGTCGCATGGCTGGACGAGTATGCCGCCGTTGCATCGCTGACGCGCGCGCAGGTTTCGGAGCTACGAGACCATGAATGGCACTTCTCCGGACGCGGGCACGTTGACCCCAATAAGGAAGCGATGGCGGACGAAAGTCGCCTGAATAACGGAACGTTGACCCGCGCCCGTTATTGGGCCGGGCGCGGCGCAGATTGGAAGCGGGAAGGCAAGCAGGCTATTCAGGAAATGGTCGAGACCGAAGTGATGTGGAACACGGCGCGCGAGAAGGCTGGCCTCCCGCCTGCACCGTACCCGTGGGACCACTCGAAGTTCAAGCCGGCGGAAGCACCGCCAGAGGAGCCGGATCCAGATGAAGCAAAAACAAAAGCTGCATGAGATCGTCGCAACTGGAACGTGCCGGATCGTCGCTGCCCAGGCCGAGGAAGGCAAGCCGGCGAAGCTTCCCCGCATCGAGATAGAGGCATACGGCGGAGGCGTGATGAATGTCGGGTGGTGGGGTCCGGTCGTGATTGACCTGGCAGGGATGCAGGCGCAATCCGCCGTTCCGATCCTGTACGCGCACGGCACGTATTCGGTCGACAACATCCTCGGGCAGACCAGCGCAGTGGCCAATGACGGCAAGACCCTTGCCGCGTCCGGAGAGATGATGGCCGAAAGCGAAATCGCCCGGAACGTGCAGGCGCTGAGCGGGATCGGGTTCAAGTTCCAGGCGTCGGTCGGCATTGATCCGCTTGAGTATTCCGAGATCGCCGCCGGCGCGGCGGTAACGGTGAACGGCAAGGAGCACGTCGGACCGTTTACGCTGGTCGCGCAGAGCAAGCTCAACGAGATTTCCATAGTGCCGCTAGGCGCTGACGCAGGTACGTCGGCGCGGATTGCGGCTGAACACGGCGCGGTTGCGCCAAACCAAGAAGGAGTCAGGTCGATGAAACTTGACGCGAACGGGAAGCCTATCGTCGAAGTCGACGGGGCACAGGACGGGCAGCCGACAGCCGAAGCGATTCGGGCCGCAGCGGTTGCGGAAGAGTCTCGCATCACACAGGTGCGAGTCGTTGCGAAGGATCACCCCGAGCTTATGGCCGCGGCCATTGAGAAGGGGCACACTCCCGAGCAGGTTGAGCGCGACGTGCTCAAGGCGGAATTGGCCGCCGAGCGCAAGCGCAACGAACGCCCCAAGGGACCGGGAATCAACGGGACCGCCGGGCGCGAAGTGACGCCGGAGATCATGGCCGCGGCCGTGTCGATTCGGGCCGGGCTCAGGAATCCCGAGAAGGCGTTCGGGGCCGAAGTCTGCAACAAGGCGAGCGAACTGAAGATCCACAGCCTGACCGACCTGGTGCGCGTTGCGTGCGCCGCGGCCGGCAAGGCACTGGATTTCTCGCGGCACGAAACGCGCGAGTTCCTTCAGGCGGCGTTCAGCACGCGGGACATCAGCAACGTACTGGCCGCGACGGCGAACAAGTTTATTATGGAGGGGTATCAGGAAGTTGAGCAGACATGGCGGCTCGTGGCTGCGATTCGCCCGGTGGTCGACTTCAAGGCCAATACCGGCGTGCGACTGGTGATGAGCAACCTCCTGCAGGCGCTGGCGCCGGGCGGCGAGATTCAGCACGGCTCGCTGAGCGATGAAACCCGAACCGTACAGGCTGACACCAAGGCGCTCATGTTCGGAATCACGCGGAAGGACATCATCAATGACGACCTGGGCGTCCTCACGGACATCCCGGCCAAAATTGGATACGCGGCGGCCGACACGTTCAACACGGACTTCTGGGCGGCGTTCGAGGCGGCAGTGGCTGCCAACTTTAGCGCATCGGCGCCGAAGTCGAACCAGACCACCGGCGCGTTGACCATCGCGACAATGAGCGCGGCAGAGGCGCTGTTTCTTGTGATGAAGAACCCCGATGGGCGCCCTATGGGCGGCAATGTCGGAACCACGCTGCTGTGTGGATCAACGGCATTTACACCAGCTCGCGAAATCTTCGCGGGGACGCTTGTAATAAACGGTGAGACCACAAAGCAGTCGAATGCCAACATCTACGCAAACAGATTCGCGCCAGCATTTTCGGCGTATCTGTCAGCGGCTCCGTGGTATTTGGTGCGCAACCCGCGCCCGATGCCACTGATGGTGGCCGCGTTCCTGAACGGGCGCGAAGAGCCGTTCGTTGAGACCGCCGACGCGGACTTCAACACCCTGGGCATTCAGATCCGCTGTTACTACGACTACGGAGTGTCGTTTGGCGAGTGGCGGGCTGCGGTGCGATCAACCGGCGCGTAAGCAACAACAAACCGTGCCGCTCCACGATGGGGCGGCACGGATAACCTGAGGCAAGAACAGAGAGAGAAGGAGACAGAGCAATGCAAGCAACATTCATTCAGGTCGGCCGCGAGGTCGATTACACCCCGGTAGCGGCGGTTGACGCCGGGACCGTGGTTGTGCAGGTGAGCCTGGTCGGCGTCGCGACGGCTGACATCGCCGCTGGCGCGCTGGGTTCGCTGGCAGTGACGGGGATCTTCGACGTGGACCAGAACGCCGAGATCATTCCGGCCGGTACGGCGGTATACTGGGACGCGAACGGGTCTAGTGTGAGCGGCACGGCACTCGCCGGCGCAGCGACAGCCACGGCGAGCGGCAACACGTTCATGGGATTCGCACAGGCGCTTACGGCCGCGACCGACTCCTATGTCCGTGTCGCGCTGCGGTCGGCTGAGATTGCCGCCGCATCCGTCGCGACGGCCACGAGCATCACCGGAACGGCGGCAACGCTGCCCATCGCCGGCCTTGCGGCGGCGCAGGGCGGCGCCATCAGCGTGACCGGTGGAGCCTCCAGCACGGCGGCCAATGCGGGCGGCGCGGCTACGGTAGTCGGCGGTGCGGCCGGGACTGAAGGCGTCGGCGGCGCGGCCAGCGTGACCGGCGGAGCCGGCGGAACCACAAGCGGGACCGGAGGCGCGGCTGCCCTGACGGGCGGCGCTGCTGCTTCGGCTGCCAGCAACGCGGTTGGCGGCGCGGCTTCCGTGGTCGGCGGCATCGGCAAGGGCAACCTGGCCGGCGGCGCAATCGCGGTGACGGGCGGCGTGGGCGGCGCTACCGGGGCTGGTGGAGCCGTGGCTGTTGCGGGCGGAACGGGCGGAGCCACAAGCGGGACGGGCGGCGTGGTATCCCTCACCGGCGGCGCGGCGCACGGGTCGGCCACCAACGCAGCGGGCGGTGCGGCATCCCTCGTCGGCGGCGCCGGCAAGGGCACTGG